TGGGTTTCCGTGCGCTCTCAAAAAAGGTAGGGGCCATTCGATCGCGCTTACCAGAGTTACATTTGACGCAAGCCGCAACCATATTAGTCGCTTCATCTGTGCCACCTTTGCTAATGGGGATAAGGTGATCGACTGTGTTGGCTTCCTGTCCGCAGTAATGACAAGTGAAGTAATCGCGCTGTAAGACTTCGCTTCTAACGCGCTTGTAATACGCTGAGTTATATCGCTTGTGACTCAATGCCAGCCCTTACGTTCCAAGTGGCTGAGTGCGAGGCAAGCATCGCCGTTATATCTGTGTCCTAAATAGCGTAAGTGCGCTCTTATCTGTTGATATGGATTGAGGTCTCTGTACCAAGTAGAACGCATTTGACCTAAGCCATAATGAGATCCGTTACGAGCTTTAGGATTCCAACTACTTTCCTTATGAATCAACCAGTTATAACACTCAAATTGCTTCCAACTCATCTGATTGTAAGCATATAGTTTTAGATTCATATCTGCTTTTGATGGGATTGGATTTATTATTGTGAATAGAGCTGTTATTAGTGTCGTAGCCATCAGGCGAAGACAATGGCCTTCCCTCAACCTCCGCTTTAGGGCCAGCTCTGCGCCCGCGCTATGGCGAGATGGTAACACAGTTGTCAAGTAGGAATACATAACCGCAGGTCAGAGCCTTTCTAATTGGTCGAGTAACTCTTTTCCTAATTCATAAGGAATCATTGATCGTTCTCTGGCAGTTCTTAGTTTGCCAGTTCCACCCGCATTAGTGCCAGCTGGTGAAGACTCGTGACAGTCCGCTTTAGGCTTACACATTGGTCTGCTAACCCATCCTTCAACGAATCCCCATATATCCGTAGGTTTCATTCGAGTATCACCATATTGGCAATAAGTGACTGTTGTTCTTGGGTATAGAGCCATAAATTCTTGTTTTCTTAGCATCCCTCTTGGATTCTCTAATATCCATCCTTTTGGCTGTAAATCTTCTATAAGTTTCAAAGTGTGCTTTATCAAATCAATCGCTTCATAGACGCTTGGATGCTTAGGTATTGGGCCATTCGGTGACTTAGCCCAGTATTTCCATAATGACGCTACTGAGAACTTTTGACAAGGTGGAGAGGCCCAAATGAAGTCCGGCTTACCATATTTACTCACTAACTCATCAGCCGTTAGTTTCAATATATCCCTCTCATCAGCCTCAAAGTATGGGTCTAACTCAACCTTGATGACTTTATGACCGGCATCCTCGAAGGCTTTAGTGGCTGATCCTGTGCCAGCGAAGAAGTCGTAGATAATCATCCTTCTAACTCCAACACTTTCCTAACATCTATCTTATTAGCCCCATTGAGGCCAATAATGGCGTCTCTGAGCTTCTCTCGGCCGTCGCCGTGGAACTTAGTGGTCAGATAAGGCTCAGACTCGCTACCCTCTAACCAATCAACTATTTCACCGTTTGAATCAATAACTACATCATCAAGGTAATTGAACTTCTCCAATATCTTGTCAATCGACGATTCTCTTACTGTCTCGACTATCTCACTAGGCACATTGGTCTTTACCCAGTCAATGAACTTACGATCTGACTTGATGACCCACTTGAATTTCGGTTTAGTGGTAGTTATATAGGCAATTACCTCATCACCTAATTCAGCCTTTACTCGATCGGCTCCTAGGTTATTCATCTCGCCTTGGAGTTCAGCTCGTAGCTCATCTTTCAGGCGTTTGGCTTGGTCTGCTAGGAGGCTAATTGCCGCCAGTTTCAGACTCAGGTCTTTGATTGTCATTATCTTGCTCCCTTTTCTTTGCTCTGTTTAGCCTTACTTCTAACGATGAGAGATTCACACCCATATCTCGGGCGATGAACTCCTTATCGAAGCCCCACTCAAGCATTTGACGGATATACGCGATTGAGTGGGTGCTTCTGCCTAGTTTGTCTTCCCTGCCCATCCTTCTCCTTTGAAATGAGTGGGTGTCGCAGTCCAGACGCGAAACATTCGAACGCCACAGACGTCACAGAGGACTTCTTTCGGCGCATCAAATCCCAGCGCAACGTCTTGGATGCCCTCGCACTTATCGCATTTGAACTCATATATCGGCATCAATAAACCTTTCAAGTGTGGCGTTGCCGTTCCAGTAGCGTTCTTTGATGCGCTCTTGCCCATCAGCTATCTTACAGATTCGACACTTCGCGGCTTTCATTTTGTAATTACCGCATTGGTCGCACCTAGTTATAGCGTCTTCCTTATTGGCTACTCGATCCATAGGCTCTACCAATCTCTGCTCGAAGCAATTCTGACATTCCATCAGCCAGACATCTTGGCCCTCGGTTATCTCAGAATCGTATTTGATAATTCCCCTCTGTGCGGTCACTTTCTTACATTGGCCACAAGTGAAGGGATGGATTTCATCGATCATCTCTGAAAGACCCAATGCCCATCTGCTCCAATTTTCATCCATCGAGCCGGATGGCCAGATTTAGCGATTGGGCAGACCCAGCCTCGATATTCCTTGCCTTCCTTTGTGCCTTGCTTGAGAATCATCGGGCCGCATCCATTAGCGCAAAGCGGCACTTCATCGATTACTTCAGCTCCGAATTGTTCGGCTATATGGCTAACGTCCCAGACTATTGGCTCTGGGTCGTTCGGTCTTTGATCCGTAACAAACTCTGCGAGAGCTTTATTTGTTGTCTGGATAGGTTTCTTAGGCGTTCCAGATGGCTTCGCGAAATATCCAGCGAGATTGAGAGCGCGTCCAAGCGCACCTGTTTCCGCAAGTTCCAGCGCATACTGCTTGGATTTAGACTCACTTGATAATCCTGTCGTCCAAGCCGCAGAATCAGCCTCAGTACGATAAAGCTCAACTTTGACAATATAAACATCGCAAGTAGGTATAAGTGATTCTTCAAGAACGTGCGACTTGATTCGATAATCCGGATAGCCATTGATAAACTCCTTTAGGCGGTCTTGAACCGATACGTAATCATCTAGGTAATTCGACATTTAGTTTCTCTCTCCCTGCGAACTCATCGATCGCATATTCAAGTTGTTCCTTCAATGACCAGAATGTGCCATCTGGCCAGTTCTGCGCTTCATTCGCGCAAGGTTGGCAATAGAACCGCACCTGAGCGCGGCGTAGTGGCGTCTCGCTCTGGACTTTCCAGACTGCCGGAACTTGTGCTTTCAAGTGCCAAGTGCCGTCCTTGAGTTGGCCATAACGAGACTTACAGTAATCACACCATTGGCGTTGGTTAGTATTGCGAATCAGACTCAACGTCGTCCCAATCTTCCGGAGTTGAAAATCTGGTGAAGCCCAAGATAGCGGCGTATCCAATGAGATCGAGATACGAATCCTCGCGCTCCGGACTTTCCACCATTCGGCTGAGTTTGGTCGCGATAAAGATAGTTGCCAACTCAGATGGGTCTCTGAGCTGAACACCGAGGATTCTCGCGATTTTGTAAATGCGTAATAGATTGTGCCTCGGGTCGCCATATTCCAGCCCTCGGTCGTCGAGGGTGTTACCAGCGTCCGAGAGCCAGTCACTTAGCGATCTCTCTGACATATTGATTTGAGGCCCTTCCGCGCTTGTATCCTTCATTGAAGGCTTTTGCCTTAGCAGATTCGAAAGCCGCATAGACGACCCAGAATCCAATAAATAATGAAATGAGGATGGTGACGATTTGCTCGGGTGTGAAGTCATTCGACATCGGCACTCACCCCGAATCGGTCTAACCAATAGGCTGAGATTTCTTCTCTACTCAATCGCCCTCTTGTTGATTTTCTACCAAGAGATTCCACAGCGTAACGACGAATAATTTGGCCTTTGACGTAATTCTTTCCATCTGACCAAGCACCAGAGGTCGAATCAAATCTTATGACTTGGGGATTTTGTATCACTTACTGCCCCTAGATTCCAAGCGGGCCTTTAGAACGAACTGATGGTACTCGTCCCAGCTTTTTATATTATTTTCTTCCATAAATCTTTGATTTTTTTCAATCAATTCTTTATAAAATGGATTTATCTTACTTAGATCGATTTCCATTTCAACTCCCTACCGCTTGGACGTTCGCCTAGCGATGGGATAAATGTAATTACCTAAATGGATTTAGACAAGTAGGAGCTCGGCGAGTCGGATTGGTAGGAAGGCGCAGAGCTTCTCAACCTTGTGGCTACCAGCGAAGTCGGTCTTGTCGGGTAATGCCTTCCAATGCCACTCAGGAGCCTCTAGAGCCCCTAAGTCGAACTGATAGACACCTTTCGGCGTCGCGTTGATATAAAGCGTCCTAGCACCTGTCCTAGCCCTTATATCGGCCAAGTAATCCCACTTCTTCTTCTCGATTATCAGAGTGTCGTAATGGGTGCGTCGGCATTTCATCTCAATATAAGAGTCGCTAGTAATGCCGTCGGCTCGGTCGGTCGCCGATAGTGGCGTCAAGTCCGGATAGATGGCCTTGAGTGCCTCGAATAGTTCGACCTCGCGAAGGTAAATTAGTCTTCGTCCTCGTCTTCATCCCAAGGCTTGAACATTGGGTTTCCGTTATCCACTATCCATTCAGGATACGAGCTACGATCCATTGCGAAAGCCAAGGCCGTTCCTTCATCCATACCAGCTCGACGACAAGCCATATAAACCTCGTTGCAAGCAATAGCCCAGAAATCTAAACGAGTCAATGGGACATCTTTCGTCGTTTTGCGACGTTTTGCCACCTTCTTGACTGGCTTCTTAGCGCGCTTTTTTGCCTGTGCCACTTCTGCTCACTTTCGTCGAGAGTGCCAATTCTAACTGACTCTCCATTTTATCGAGGCGCGACACTATGGGCAGATTCTCCAATTTGATGATATATCTCAGACCGGCAATCAGTAGGCCGATTGACCCGAGAACTGACGCGATAGTGGCCGCGAGTTCAGAAGCCGCCATTACCGAACTTTGCCGTAACGCTCGTAAGAAGGATTCAGCCAGTTGATGATGCTAGGCAAGACTGATGCTAGAGCGGCATTGGCAATGGCATTTACATCCAGCCCGACTGCTAAGTAAGTCGCTAGGGCCGCCGCTACGAATGTCTTCGCCCAGCTTCCGGCCATCAATTTGAGTTCTTTCATTTCTGTCTCCTTCTAGGTTGAAGAAACTGCCGTCTTTGTCTCCCAGAGTTGTGAAACTAATATGGAAATGCGACTTGTGAGGATTTGGGCCTCTGTATTTTCTGCGCTTCCAATTTAGAGTCGAGCTCATAATCTTGCCGTCGAAAATAATATATTTGATTCGCTTGTCGCCTCGCTTGGCACACTTGCGAATCTTCTCAACTAATGCGTAAGCCTCTTCCTTGTGAGCTGAAAGATCGCTGTCAATGTCTAAAGCTCTAACAATTCCGTCTCTTGGAATGTGGTCAGAAGTGCCTTGAGCGAGGTGCCGAGCGTCAGCAATCCAGCCGTCAGACTTCCTATCGCGATCAGGATAATCATCATCTATCTGCTCCCGAAGTTGAATTCCTGCTGCGCAAAGTCTAGCCATTATCTTTATAGATTGTGCTAACCGAGTAACGCTTGCGCTTCTTCAGCCGTGAGACCTAACTTCTCTAACACTTTTTGCCTTGCTGCTTCTTTGTCTTGCGTGACAACTTGTCTTTGTTCTGCCTCTGCCTTTGCCGCTTCTATTTCTGCAATTTCTACAGCAGTATAATCGCGCCAGGTTTCTTTGCCTGTAATGGCATTTACTATTTTTTCTTTATACATATTATCTCCTATGCAGATTTGTAAACCCATAATGTGCCATTATCAAAATTGCCCGTGGTATTATACAAACTAACGCTTGAAATTGTTGCCGAATTGTTCCAATAACCCATTTGATTTATTTGCCTAAAGTCTGTTGTATTTCCGCTTCCTGCAAATATGCCTGTTATCATTTTCAATCCACTACTGTTGCCGCCTGAAACAAACATACCGCCTGATACTGATGCCGCGGCTGCGCTTGCTCTTGCCAAAGGGAAGTGATCTAAAGTTTGAGCCCCAGAAGTAAACATTGAAGCACTATAACTAGATGTGGGCTCAATAAATTGATAAAATTGGCTATAATTGCTTCCCGTATCAGAATTGAATCTCAATCGTAAAATATAATCACCATTGGTAGAAGCATATTCTACTAAAATAAATAATTGGTCAGCATCTGAAATTCCTGAAACTGTAATTGTTGATGCGCCCGTCAAAGCTGTTCCGCCTGTATTTACCAATGAGAAATTTTTGGAAGGACTTGGAGTAGCTGCCCATTTGACGCCCGTCGCGGTGCTATTATCGACCTGCAAGGTGTGTCCATTTGTTCCGCCTACCGCAAGACGCGAAAATGTATCGGCAGCTGTTCCAACAATCAAATCGCCTTTTGCATCAATTGCCGTTGCCATTGAATTTGTTATTGTCACATCTCCCGATGTTCCACCACCGCTGATTCCTGTTCCAGCTGTGACAGCTGTAATATCGCCACCTGCAGACCAAGTGAAATCCATATCTGTATTTGAAGCTTTGGCGAGCACTTGTCCGGTTGTGCCGCCTTTGAGATCGACGAGAGAAGTATCAATCGCGCTACCAAGTGTTCGGATAGCCGCCGCGCCGTCCTTGACAAGGTCGGTGTCGTCCGGCGTCTCCCAGCCGAAGTTAGTCGTATTAGCCATTAGTTAGTTCTCCTTCTAGGCGACTATTGTAGCGTTGAGCCAGTCCAATGTGGGCGAAATCGTATTCCAAGTCTCAATCACCGGAACGTCATCCCAGCCGAAGGCTTGGAGTGAATATGAGACCGGCGAAATATTGAGAGTCAGGTTGAGCGAGTTTAGGCCAGCCGTCCAAGTCCAACCCTCGACGAATCCTTGGAATTCGCCGTTAGGCATATTGGTCGGAAGATTAGCAATATTGAGGGGAAGTCCCATAAAGACGTTGAGAAGGGCGTCGCGATCAGCATCATCAATTTCAGGGCTACCGAGAGGGAAACTGATTTGCTTGAGGGCAAATTCAGGATAAGCGCGGATAAGGAGATAGAAGGCGGCTTGAGCCTCTGCGTCCGCTTGTTGTCTCAGAGTAGTTGTAACGCTGGCCGCTAATTGGCCAAATAGCGATATTGAGGTTGGGTCGCTATCGGTGACGTTACTGGCCGCATTATTGCCGTAGGCGATAGTAATTGAGTTACGGACGTCGCCAGCCTTTTTGGTTATTGATAACGCTGGGCCGATTGCGTGATTGCCGTCTAAATCGACATATCCGTTGGCTGAGAGGTATTGACCTCGTCGGGTCGAGTCAGCATAACCAATTCGACCTTGAGCATCTTCGTAAAGATAGCCAAGACCAGAAGTGGCGTACGAGCTGGCTAGGTTATAGACAGTATCGTTCAAGCCAGATTGCGAATGAAGTTCATAATCGCCCGGCTGGTCGATTACGCCTAGACCGCTATTTTCGGCATTGGCCCAAGTGGTCGTTGGGTCATAGTCGTTCCAAGTGACGCCAGAAGGAACCTCGTCCCAACTATCAAATAAAACTGTGCTGAGTAATTCATAGATTCGGTCGCCATCGAATTGATGGTTGAAGTTGCCAGTATAAACCGAGCGAGCCAAGCGAGCCAAGGCTCCTACGCCGACAATTTGAATTCTTTGACTCAAAGCAGTTGAGCCAGAAGTTTCGACTGTAATTGATAAATCGCTTAGAAAGCCACCAAAAAGACTAACCCAATCGCCGTTGGAATCTTGAACTTCAATAGTAAGAGGATCATTGATTTGATAAGGAACGTTTGACTCATTGGTTTCAATAAGGCTGAAATTACAATATCCAGCAATGGGCTGAGAGTAAATATCAGAACGTCCTGAAGTAATAGTTAGTCCGCTCAGAGTCGAGCTAGTTACTGTGTAACCATTGATTTTGACTCGATAAACGGGATTCCAAAGGGTCATAAGATTAGTTGGCTACTTCCGCCTCCAGAGCGACGCTCTGAATTATTGAGTGCTTCAATGACTGCTCTAGTGAATCCTTGTTCATCAATCACACTCGGAGAATTGACATTGATCACAATGTTGTCGCGTTCTTCGCCAGCTCTAACTCTAGAAACGTCAAAGTTTGAAGGAATGGCGTTACCGCTCGGGACATTGATTGTTGAAATAACTGGAACTGATGGTGGCGGTGTTATTGTCCCTGTACCAGTTGAGCCACCACCGATGAGATTTCCTCCACCACCTGCTTCTGGCTTACCGGGAACACTTCCGCCTCCCGGGCTAGCTGTGCCACCAAAAGGCAATCCACCCGGCGCGACTGTATTAGATCCAGTTCCTCCGCCACTTGCGTTGAAAGAAATCGGACTAATTGTTGGAGTATCTGGCCCGGGAGTAAGAAGAT